TTACTGCTTACACTGTAAGAACGCCGCAAACTCCGCTCCCCAGAAGCTCATCCGTATTTCACACAGCGAACCGTGCAACATCCAGATGATGAGGATTGCCGTCACGCAGAACGTGATGGCCGTAAGCGATTTTTGCGACATAGCACTTGCTCCTTTTCCGGAGAGGCGCTAACCTTTCACTTGTCAAGGTAATGCGGTTAGGGCCTCGGTTAAACAGAGATGTTTTCCGGGGCCTTTCCACATCTGGCCTTCGGGTATTCCCTCCGACCATCAGCCGAAAGGCACCCGCGCGTAATCTATCGCTTTTTTGTTACTCCGGCAATTCTGCCTGTTAATTCTGAGGTAAAGGCAAGCTCATCTGATTGTTTCCCCTGTGTGAAGCTGGCAGCTCATGCCACGGGATACCTTCTGAAGAGTGGATGCCGGAGGCGTGTTTCGATGTGAATTTATGGAAAGCTTCCAGTGTTGAGAAGCATACGCCGCATTCCAGGTTGTTACACTGGTAATACTTTTGCCGCACGGTGTTTGAATCATTTTCCGGACGACTGGTGCGGATACGGGCAGATGCGCCACAAAGCGGACAACGGAACATAGCGACCTCCCTTAACGTAGTGCTGTCGCTAGTTTAGGCTGAACTTGCTCAGACTCCAACTGATAGTTCGTTTTGTTTACTGATGCCGTAGAAAGGTCTCTTAGCAAGAATAACCCCAGTTTAACACTGGGGTTGCTTGCAACAGAGCGTCAATTTTTAAGAGCACTGATACAGAAAAATTGCATGACATTTTTCTTTATTGATTTAAATAAGCTAAACATTGTGACAGGTTCAAAGCTAGTTAACTCGATGAATTCCTCTCTCATTTGAGAAAGTAACAGCTGACGTACTGATTCAATTTCTGCTGTTTGTTTTCTCAAATATCTTGAGAAAACAAGTAGTTCATCAGCTGTTTTGTTTTGGCCATTTATAAACGTAACAGGTTGCCCTGGCTTAGATATGAGAAAAAATTGGTTAATTTTATCAAGTAATGGTGGAATTATTTTTTTCCATTCAGCCCATTCTTTTTCACGATGAAACTCCAGACTGTGCTGACATGTTCTTAGTTGCTGTATATCAATCGCCCAGACCTCACTCTCATCGAGGCAATCTTTCCATTTGCTAATTACATTAATGTCAAATTTTTTGTTCGGTAGATAATTATCTTTGGCGTGCGCTTCCAGTATAGAGGCAAGAGTACCTGTATATTGCATCAAATTGGTAGATGCTCGGTTTACTAGCTCTGATATTCGATCTAGTTGAGTTGTTCTAATCTCAAGTGCTTTCTTTTTACGTTCATTTCGTAAAGCAAAATATGCAGCAAGGCAGACTGCAGCAACTGTGGCTGCTGGTGCGATAAAAATTTGCATATTCATAACATGGATCCTTTGACATGGCATTTATGGGGGCTATTTCAGCAGTAATCATTTGTGTGTAAATTTGTTTGCTACAAATTAACATATTCTAATGTAAGGCTCTTCTGATTTTGACACCGGGTAGGCTGTCAGATTGGTTATGATTCTTGCTGTAAGCGCGTTAGCAAATGTCAGGGCTAATGCATCTAAGTTGTTTACTCTGTTTCTGCTATCCATTCCGGGATTTTGGCTTCAAGCTCAAGCTGCGTGGTAAAGCCACTGTTATCAATGGTGTGCTCGGCTTTTGCAATGATCCAGTCCTGATTATCAATCTCGCTTTTAAATCCTGTTACCGTGCCATGCATTTCGGGGTAGAGCTCTGCTCGTCCACGTGCCAGCGTGATGGAAAATGATGCGGCTCCGCGTTGTAGCTGCTGCCACTTTGCCGCCGCTGCGCGTCTTGCTGCCTGCTCGTTCTGATAAGTTTTGCGTAACACAAACACATTGCCTTCCGCGCCTTCCATATAATCACCTTCACGGCTGCTGCTTTTCTCCTTTTTGGGTTTTGGCGGTTTGCGGCGTTTCACGCTGACTTTTTTCTTTTTCCCGTAATTAAGATCAAGCCAGTAAGCGCGTACCCCCGTATACGCTTCGCGGTCAGCAATGCGGAACTGATGGCGATCGCCACTGCTGCGCGTGATGGCGAACGAGGGCAACGGCTGGCCCTGCGCGTTCACGCCACCGCCTGGCATGATGAATAACAGATTACCGCTTTTTACCGTGGTGATTGCGCCCAGCATTTCCGCCATGCGCGTAAGGAAGGACATGTCGCTTTCTTCGGTCTGGTCGGCGTGGTCGATTTCGATATCCATCAGCATTTCGCTGATTTGCGGTTTCAGACCATACCGATGAGCGATGGCGGATACCACACGCTCAACGGTCACATCATGCCAGGACACCTCACGTTTAACGTTAAATTCATCCCGAAAATCTGCGCTTCTGGCTGAAACAGTCAGCCTGTCCGGCGGTCCTTCGTGAGCGATTTCATCAACAATGTAAGTGCCTTTTTCTGTCAGCGGTTCTCCTTTCCAGCCAATGAGAACCGTCAGGCGCGCGCCCCGTGGCGGTAGCTGCAACTGACCATCCGCATCATCCAGCGTGATGGTGAGCTGGTCCGCCTCAAATCCCCGGTTGTCGGTCAGTGACAGGCTCATCAGGCGCTCTGCCACGCCTGACAGCGTTTTACCCTCCGCGAGAATATCAAAATCCGGCATTTTCACGGGGTCTGTGCCCTGACTGAGCAATTGCATGGTGGTGTCGGTCATCTGCTCCCTCCCTGTGTGGCATGGTCGCATGTGCGTGCGGAGGGGGTTACTGCTTTTTGTTGTCGCCGTGGCGGGAGAATGGCGCAGGGGTGAGATTACGCGCGTGGTGGGTGATGATTGTTGCCGAATCATTTAACGGATACAAGGGGCTGAAGCTATGAGTGAAACTCGTTTTCATGGTGCCCGTGTTACGGAAAATACCGACCTGGTAACAGCGATTAACGATGTTGATTCCAGCGTTATCGGTATCGTGGCAACGGCGGATGATGCGGACGCGAAGCTGTTCCCGCTGAACAAGCCCACACTGCTGACCCGCGTCAATGACGTGCTGGGAAAATGCGGAACAACGGGGACGCTTTATCGTGCGCTTAAGGCCATCGCAGACCAGGTGAGCACAAAGGTGATCGTCGTTCGCGTGGCTGAACACAAAGAAGAAGACGAAAAGACGCAGGATCAACTGGTTATCGGTGGTTCTGAGGATGACGGCAGCTATACGGGGATGTATGCGCTGCTTGTTGCAGAGCAGGATGAAAGCATCGGATACCGTCCGCGTATTCTGGCCGCGCCGGAGCTGGACACGGAGGCGGTGACAAAATCCCTGTGCGTGATTGCGGGTAAACTGCGCGCATTTGTGTATGCCTCATGTCACGGCTGTAACACGATGGCTGAAGCGATTACCTACCGCCAGAAATTCAACGAACGTGAAGTGATGCTCTTATGGCCGGACTTCATCGCCTACAACCCGAAAAGTGGCGAAAACGAAACGTTCCCCGCGCCTGCTTATGCGTGCGGCCTTCGTGCGTACATTGACCATGAGCAGGGCTGGCACAAATCGCTGTCCAACGTTCCGGTTAAAAATGTGCTGGGGATGTCGAGGCATGTGTTCTGGTCGTTGCAGGCCGAAGACAGCGATGCCAACAGCCTCAACAACAAAGAAATCACGACCATTATTCGTCGCAACGGGTTCCGCTTCTGGGGCAACCGCACACCGGAAACGAACGCCTACATTTTTGAGGTGTACACCCGAACCGCACAGGTGCTGGCTGATTCAATTGCGGAAGCGCAGTTTGAAACCATCGACAGTCCACTGACGCCTGCGAACGTGAAGGATGTTATCAGTGCCATCAGGGCAAAACTGGATTCACTGGTGACTGCCGGGAAACTGATTGGCGCGGAGTGCTGGTATGACGTGGTGGATAACAGCACCACGGATTTACGTCAGGGGCGTGTGCGTATTCGCTACAAATATACGCCCGTTCCGCCACTGGAAGACATGGAGCTTTACCAGACGTTTACTGATGAATACTTTGAACCCGCATTTGCGGTGCTGGGAGGTGCCTGATGGCTGTGCCAAAACATCTTCGCTTTTTTACGTTGTTTGTGGATGGTGAAAACGAAGTGGGTAAGGTGACGTCCGTCACTTTGCCTAAGCTGACGCGCAAAACCGACAGCTACCGGGGTGGTGGCATGATGGGGGCGGTAAGTATTGATCTCGGCCTGGACGACTCCGCGCTTGATGCGAGCTTTGTCATGGGGGGCGCAGTTCGTGAGCTGTTCCTTAAGTATGGCGGCACGATTGACGGCACGCTGCTGCGTTTTGCGGGTGAATACTACACCGATGCAGAAAGCGACCTGTATGAAGTCGAAATGCGCGGACGTGTGACGGAAATTGATATGGGGGAAGCCAAACAGGGCGAAGCCACATCACACACTTACGCCATTAAAAACACCTACTACAAGCTGAGTGTTAACGATCGCCCGTTGTGGGAGATTGACCTGCTGAACTTCATTTACCGGAAGGACGGCAAGGACATTGTGCCCGATCGCATCCGTTCCGCGCTTGGGCTTGGCTGATAAGTAATATGCAGGCGGCGCAGTGCGTCGCCTCTGACTGAAAGGAGTTTCCTGATGAAAGAGACGAAAAACATCGATACCGAAAACACGGTAGTTGCTGACACTGTGAAAGAAACCAGTGAGCGTGGCGTAAAACTTACCCAACCAATTGAGCGAGGCGGCGAAAAAATCACGTATGTGGAGATCACCGGAGCTATTGAGCAGGCTGGATCTCTGCGAGATTTGTCGCTGTCTGATGTGCTGAATCTGAAAGCGGAATCCATGTTTACGCTGCTGTCACGCGTGACATCACCGCGACTGGATGAAGTGACGATCAAAAAAATGGCATCCCGTGACTTTATTCAGTTATGTGTGGTTGCCGTAAATTTTTTGAGCGGTGCGGACTCTGGCGGGAAGAACGAACAGGCGACGGAAGCCTGATCACGGTTGTGTGCTTTGAGCACATAGAAGACTTTGTGGCAGATATTGCCGTTATTTTTAACTGGTCGCCCGCCGAAATCTTCATGATGACGCCCGGCGAAGTGGTTAGCTGGCGTGAGCGGGCGGCACTTCGCAGCGGGAATGCAGACAATGAAGACTCTTGATATCCGGGTCGCTTTCAGCGCCGTTGACAGGCTGACCCGACCTGCCGAAAACGCCCGCCGCCTGATGGGGCAGTTTGGTGACTCCATTCAGCGAACGCAGGGGGCGATCAAAAATCTCGAGCGTCAGGTGCGTTCATTTGAGCGCGCCCGCGACGCTGTCAGTAAAGCGGATGCGGGCATCGTGAAAGCACGACGCCAGCTTAACGCCCTAAATCAGTTACAACGCACGGGTACAGTGCTCAGCGAAAAGCAACAAAAGCTGATGCAGCAGTTAAGCACCCGGCTTGAACGCCTGAATGAATCGCGCACACGGGAAATTCAGAAAATGCGGGAGCTTGGCGGAGAGCTGAAACGCCACGGCATTTCCCTGACAGGCAGCGATAACACCATCCAGCAGGCCATCAGACGCACCGAACAGTACAACAACCAGCTTGAACGCGAACGGCAGGCTCTTGCGCGTGTAACGCGGGCGCGTGAGCGGTATTCGCGCGCGCAGGAAACAGCGGGAAAACTGAAAACAGGTGGTGCGCTGGCAATTGGTGCGGCAGCGGCGGGCGGCTATGCTGCCGGGCGTTTTTTGCAGCCTGCGATCGGGTTCGGGAAAGAGATGTCCCGCGTTCAGGCACTGACGCGAATCGACAAAAACAGCCCGCAGTTTAAGGCGCTGCGTGAGCAGGCGTTAAAACTTGGCTCTGAAACGCAGTTCACCGCAGGCGATGCCGCCAGTGGGCAGGCATTTCTTGCAATGGCTGGCTTCACACCACAGGCCATTCAGGCTGCGCTCCCTGGCGTACTGAGCATGGCAACGGCTGGCGGTATGGACCTCGGTGAGACGGCGGATATTGGCTCAAATATTCTGACGCAGTTCGGTCTTTCTGCTGACCAGATGGACCGGGTCGGCGACACACTCACCGCAGCGTTTACCCGTACCAACACTGACCTTCGCGCACTGGGTGAAACCATGAAATATGCAGGTCCGGTGGCGGGTAAGCTGGGAATATCGCTGGAGCAGGCCGCAGCGATGGCGGGCGTGCTGGCGAATATGGGTATCAGGGGGAGTGATGCCGGGACGGCAATGCGTGCCAGCCTGGCTCGTCTGGCATCACCGCCAAAGGCGGCAGCAGAGGCGCTGAAAGAGCTTGGCGTGTCTGTCTCGGATGCCGGGGGCAAAATGCGCCCGATGGAGGATGTGCTGGCTGACCTTTATAAAGCTACCCGCAAATACGGGGAAGTTGACCGGGTATCGTTCTTTAAGGACATTGCCGGAGAAGAGGCTTTCACATCATTTATGGCCCTCGTTGATGCGGCAGGTGACGGCTCCTTACCCAAACTGAGAAAAGAACTTGAAGGCGCGCGCGGTGAGGCTGAACGCACGGCAAAGGTTATGGCCAACAACCTTGACGGCGATCTGAAATCACTCAGCAGTGCATGGGAAGGGTTGCGCATCCGCATTGCAGATCTGATTGACGGTCCGCTGCGTTCTGTCACGCAGTGGCTCACGCGTGTGGTATCAAAGGTGACGGCGCTGGCGCAGGCCCATCCCGCACTGACGCGCCAGCTACTGATTGCAGGCGGTGCGTTGCTGGCAATGACTGCAACGGTTGGCTCGTTGTCGCTGGCTATTGGTGTGCTTGCTGGCCCGCTGGCAAAACTGCGTCTTGGCTTTTCCCTCCTGACCGGTTCAATGAATGCTGTCAGACTCCTGCCAGCATTATGGGGAATGGTGACGGGTTCCGTTTCGTTACTGGGGGGCGCTATCGGGGCGTTGTTCAGTCCGGTCGGTCTTATCGTGGCTGCGCTTGCCGGAGCTGCCGTTCTCATCTGGAAATACTGGGATCCCATCAGGGCATTTTTTGCCGGGGTGTTCAGCGGGATTATGGAAAGGCTGACCCCGTTGCGCGAAACCTTTGAACGGTTTGGTCCTGTTTTTGACGCAATCGGAAGCGGGATCAGCCAGGTGTTTAACTGGTTTAAATCGCTGTTGTCACCGATGGAGTCCAGCAAGGAAACGCTGGATAAATGTACCAGTGCTGGCGAGATATTCGGTAACGTTCTTGGCGGTGCGTTACAACTTGTTCTGACACCTGCAAAAATGCTACTGGATACGCTGGCGTGGATACTTGAAAAACTTGGCGTCCTTCCGGATGAAGCGGAAAGGGCGCGCAAGAAAATCGAAGACGCACAGCGTGCGGCCATTCTTCAGGACAAGGTTGCCTTACTTCAGGGGGACCTGGCGAAAATCAATCCGCCGAAGCCTGTGGAAAATGGCAATGGCACCGGAGGTGATAAACCCAAAGACAACAAACCGCTCACAGACAGCAATACCGGGACGCTACGCAGACTCAGCAAAATTGCTGATAACACAGGTAAGCTGGTTGATGAGACGAAAAAACGCATTGGCCCCGGCGATATTGTCTTTAAGAACCTGCCCCGCGCACTTGCTGTTCGTGGGGAGTGGCAGGAGCGGAAGATTGCACAGGTCAGTAAGCCTGCCCCCGCAATTAATATCACCCCCGTGGTCCCGGCTCCGCTGCCTCCGGCGCTGGTCCCTGTTGTTGCGGCCAGCTCCCGCCCGGTGGCGGAGGCCATACGATCTCCAGTGGCATCAGTTCCTGTAACTTCCCGTAACCGGGAGCCTGTTGCCTCCGGATTTGGTGGTGAAATTCATGTTCATCTGCATAACGTTGTTACGCAGAATCCCCGCGAACTGGCGAAACTGGTCGGTGAAATGGTCAGGGCAGAAATGGAACGGCGCGCCCGTGCTGGGCGTGGCAGTTTTTACGATAAAGATTGAGGAGTCATGGCCATGATGATGATCTACGGCATGTTTGTTTTTGAGCTGCGCACATTGCCGCATCAGCAGTTACAGCAAAACAAAAGCTGGCGGCATGTGAAAAATGAACGCGTTAACCGTTCAGCAAGCTGGCAGTATATCGGCGCAGGTGATGATCGCATCGTGCTTTCCGGCGTGCTTTATCCTGAAATTACAGGTGGCGAAGTGTCGCTTTCGTTGCTGACCACACAGGCATATACAGGACGCCCCTGGCCTCTGATTGATGGTGTCGGGCAGATTTACGGCATGTATGTACTGACTGAAACGAATACGACCCGTTCCGAGTTTGATCGCTACGGTAAGGCGAAAAAGATAGAATTTTCACTGACCCTTGAACGCTGTGATGAGGATTTGCGGGAGCGTCTGCAATCCTCATCGTTCAGTGATATGCTGTCCGGCTTCAAAGATAAGGTCACATCATCCCTTAACAGCGCGGCCAGTTCAGTTAAAGGACTGTTCTGATTTTACATTGCCGCTAATACCCTCATATTGGGTAATGGGCGGCTTGTTGTTATATAATATATCGTAGGTCCTGATAAAACTGTTGAGGTTTCTACTTTATAAAGAATTGCTACTTTCTAATTCTGGGTTTCTGGATCTATTTTTACAACCTAAATCCGAGTGGTAATTCGGTATATCGTTTGTCAAATCTTGTTTGATAGCATTAATTAAGATCATTATGTCGAATTTATGCATATCGTCGCCCCCTTCAGACCTTAGATGTTCGGATGTGGTGAGTTGAGTCGCTAATTTGCTGTTTGGCCCCCACACAATATTATTTTCGAATTTTCCTTCATGCATTCTGTTATTATATATACAGTATTGTCTAATGTTTAATGCACTGGCTAAATGTACAATGGCAGTATCTACAGTTATAACAAAATCAGCATGGCGAACCAATGCAAATGAACATCCGGCATCAGAAAATGGAGATAGAGACACATTATCCAATCCATTGTGATTAATCTGTTTTCCCATATTAAAAACTATTGTGTGATATCCCTTAAGGTTATTAAGGTAAGCTAGTACTTTGTTTATCTGTTCATCAGATAAGGTTCTGCTATTCTGAGAGCCATAAGGGTTAAATATAACTAATTTTTTGTTTTTCTTCCTGAATTCATTTGCAACAATATTTGCTGGTTCATATATTTTGTTGTCAAAATTAAGCGCTGCAGCATAATTATTATTTTTTATCTTTAGTAAAGATAAAACTTTTTTCATTCTTTCAGATGTGTGAATGGAACGATTATCGATTATATTTGTATCAAAAATAGTTACGGCAGGATGATTAAAACAGATAGAGTGTTTAGGTCTAAGTAAATGTAGTGTTTGCAATCTGGTTATCGCTGTGTTATCAAAATTTGAGAAGTCAACAACAAGATCTACATTCAGTTTTTTTATCTTTGCTTTTAGTTCGTTAAATTTATTTTTCTCGTAAGATATAAAGGCATCCACGCCAACAATATCAGTAAAGAGGAATGATACTCTTGAAGGTGCTATCACATATACCACCATACCGGATTTTTGAAGTTGTTTAATAAACCCTGAGGTAACGATGCCGTCACCAATGGCTTGCATGTGCATGAAAATGCACACTGTTTTATAACTATCCGGCTGTAATGATGTTTTCCTTCTGTATCGCATTTTTAGAAATGCCAGTCTGGCCTTCGTCTTTATCTTTTTTGTTTTAATATTTCGCTGTCTGTTAAGCTGTTTTAATGATGAAATAACATTCATAATGGTACCCTGAAATTCCAAATCACACATGTCATCCGAAATGAGCAGGGTACTATACAAAAAACTGGACTACAATGGTTTGAAATGAAAGCCTTTATGCTTGTTTACTCCTTGATTCCACTGGGGAAGCTGGCCACTCAATATCCGGTGCTCTTGATGTATCAACACGGTTCAGCAGCACTCGATACTTCTTCCAGGCTTCCAGCAACGAGATTTCTTCCTCCGTTGCGATTTCCAGATCTACAGCATCCTGAAGTGGCGCAATATGCTCACTGGCTACCTGCATCAGGCTGTTTTTTGTTTCTTCTGCCTCCCGGATCCGGAACAGTTTTTCTGCTTCCGTATCCTTCACCCAGGCTGTGCCGTTCCACTTCTGATATTCCCCTTCCGGCGACGACCAGGTAACATTTTCCGGTAACGGACCGAGTTCAGAAATAAATAACGCGTCGCCGGAAGCCACGTCATAAACCGTTTTACCACGATGATCTTCAACGAGATGCCAAGACGCCCCATCACTGTTGAAAACAGCCACGAAGCCAGCTGGAATATCTGGCGGAGCAATATCAGTACTATTTGCAGGCAGACCTGTATGAGGTGGAATGTATGCATCACCTTCACCAATAAATTCATTGGTTCCGACCAGCAGATTATAAATTTTTATGGTTCGTGGTTGTTCACTCATTCTGAATGCCATTATGCAAGCCTCACAATATAGTTAAATGCGATGTTTTTTACGGTGTTTTCCGCGTTGCCATAAGCGGCAATGGTAATGGTGTGTGTGTGCGAACCAATAGCGAGCGTATGTGTATGCGCACCTATTGCTACTGTGTGAGTATGAGCTCCTGCGCTTAATACGCGATTACTTGCTGTCTTGCTTGTGTTAGTTGCATGCATTCCACCACCGGTACCGGGAGTTTCTGCGTATGCTGAAGTATTGTTGTAAGCAAAGTTGTGTGTATGTGCTCCGGTGTTATTTGTGGATTTAGTTCCGTAATCAAACGACGATGTGGTTTTCGTCCCCAAATCCGTACTGGATGCGCTGGCGCTGTGGGTGTGCGATTTAATGCCGTCCTGTTCCTGAGACAATACGGCCCGACCACTGGCAGGTTTGCCCTTAATCGTCCAGCCACGCATATCAGGGATCACGCCTGACGGATAAGCGACTGCAAGTTTCGGGTAGGCAGATTTGTCAAAAGTCTGCCCCTGCATCAGGGCATAACCAGACGGAACGGTATCCGATGGCCACGGGATTGGTGCGCCAGGCGGATAAAACTGCTCTGATGGCGTATAGAGTGAATAAACTGTACCGTCCGTTAACCCTTCCGGCTTATTAGCAGAATATGCTGGTGACGGATGAATCGTTACGCTGGCATTACTGGTATAATCCCATTGAATATTTACACCAGTCGCATAATTTCCGATTGCAACGTAAATATCGTAAGTATCACCAGATGTATTGACCCAGGCAAAATTTGTAAACCCTGCCGATGTGCGCTGCCATAAAGCACCAGTAATCCCCTTCGGATTACCATTACCTGCACGCAAAACAATTTCAGATATACCTGCCTGTTGAGGTGAACCGACGTTATATCCAGCGCCACCAATCAACGTAATTGAAACAACAGAACTCGCCTGTGGCATGGTTACCGTTGCTAATTTGAACCAACCAGCACCACCTCTGAATGACATTGTTGTTGAGTTAAGCGTACCAATATCTTTCGGTGTCAGTGTTATATCCGCTGAAAGCGCCTTACCATTCACCTTACGGGCAGAAGGTACTCATGCTTAATCGTCCGGATAAATGGTAATGACTTCACCGTCGTAAGTTGCTGCCGCCGCGAAAATATCCCCCGGAATTTCCTGAATGATATTCAGCCCTGTCATGTGGCGGCTGACCGGGCGGGCATCAGCAATCAACCGCTCCATTTCCAGATACATTTCCTCCGTCACGCCACTGTCCAGCGTGCCGACTTCAACGGTAAATGTTCCCGGTTCTCCGCCGAACTCCCACCACTCAGACACGCGAATGAGGTATCCCAGCGGCTCAATGGCCCGGCGCAGTGCGCTGATGGTTCCTTTGTGTCGGTGTATCAGCCATGCATCACGAATCACCTGTCGCTTTGTCTCTTCCGGCCAGTTGCGATCCCAGCGGTCAACGGAAAACGCCCAGGCGAGATAAGGCAGCAGATGCACCGGGCAGGTGTCCGGCGACCACAGCGTGTTGAGGTCTACCGGAATGTCTGTAACGTCCTGAAGCAGCTTGTTGGTGCTGAAGTTGGACTCATCTGCGTGAGACGTGCCGTTGAAACCGATCATGATGCGGTCAAGCGCCACCTGCCGGGCAATCTGTGTGCTGACGCGTGACTGAAAATCAGGGTGTGCCGCCCAGGCATCAAGCTGCGGATACGAAATAAACGTGTCGTAGTTCACCTGTTCGCACTGATATTTACGGTTTTTCAGATCAACCACGTTATTCGGGTTACGGCGTTTTGTGCCGTCATAACTGGTATTCGTGCGCGCAATCGGCCCGGTGGTGTCCAGGAGGATTTTTTCGCCTTTCTGGTCGGTCACACCGAACACGTTAATTTTTTTTGTAAATTCAGTGCTCTCCTTTACTGCGTTTTCAAAACGCTGCTGCACCGAGGGTTCCACGGTAAATCGCGATACCAGTGCAGATACCGGGATGTTGTTAAGCGACGCCTGCTGCGCCATATAGCAACCCAGCTTGTTGCGGGTAATATCTGACATCACCAGATTCATAAAAAATTTGCTCCTTTGTCTTATCAGAAGTCAGCCAGTTGATCGGAGGCTGCGCCCGTTGCGGTGAACCGGTTCTGCGGATCGCCGTCCTGCGTGCGCAGTTTTTCCTTCAGTGCTGTCAGCTCTGTGGTCAGTAAAGTGATTTTCTGGCTGTCCTGCTGATGGCGGGTTTCCAGCGCATTAAAACGGTCGATAATGTCGGCCTGTGACGTTGCGACACCTTCCACCGCTTCCTGAATACGGGAGAAACTGGCGTCATCCGCTTTGCGGCCACGGCCAATAATCCCCATAACGCGGTTAAACCACTGGGTGCCTTCTTCCTGACGTTGTTCGGTGAGTTCGATAAGTTCTGACTCCATAGCGGCGGTAAACATCGCCACGTCTCCCTGCTGACAGTTGAATGTCATCAGTTGCATACGTTGTTGTGCCGCAAAGACCAGACGTTCCGTGCCCAGGCTGGCAGGGGTGTCGGTCATTGCCAGCCCGCGCAGGTAAGGGCCTCCCGTGATGGTTGACTGTGGTTCCAGCTCAATACTGGAGTAAATTTTTTTACCATCGTTAAGCAGGGACATCATGCGAGCGGTCGGCTCAATTTCGGCATACAGTGCCGTGCGGCCTGCCAGCGGGCCATCGGTTATGTCTTCGGTGCTCAACCCCACAACATCGCCCATAGCGGAAAACTCGCTACCGGGGAGTGGTGACAGGATGTGCTCAATATTCACACGTGCACCATAAACGGACGGGTTATAACTGGTGGCGGCAGCTTTCAGCATGTCGCCGTTGATTTCGCGCCCGTCTGCCGTTACACCGGAGACAGCCACGCGAAACTTTTTGCGGGATGTCTTTTTTTCATTAGCCATAGTTTTTGCCCCTCTGACTGGTTCTTCAGTCATGATGGCAAAGCGTAACAGGCTGATACAAAGGGCTTTTGTTGTAAGAAAACGGCCAGAACAGGGGGTTAAGGAGAACGGTTTCGCGCGCGGGTAATCTTCCTGTAGCGATCTTGAATCATGGTGGTATGTGCAGGATGGCAAGGATGCGTTCCAGTTTCGCCCTGGCAAAGTGTGCCACCTGATGAATCCTGACATTAACCAGGAAATCTACGGCATGCCGGAATATCTCGGCGCATTACTCTCGGCCAGCCTGTCTCATTCGGCGGACATGTTCAGAAAACTGTATTACGACAACGGATCCCACGCCGGGTGCATCATCTACATCGGTGCAGCGCAGGTAAACCGCGAAAGCATGGACTCCCTGAAAGAAACGCTACAGGGTGCACGTGGTGGCGGTGCGTTTAAAAACGTGCTCATTCATGCGCCCAACGGGGGCAAAGAGGGGGTGCAAATTTTGCCGTTCCAGCAGATCACCGCAAAGGATGAGTTCATGAATGTTAAGGCGGCATCCCGTGATGATGTGCTGGCTGCGCACCGCGTTCCGCCGCAACTGATGGGGGCGATGCCGGGTGAAAAAAGTGCGTTTGGTGATGTGGAGAAGGCCGCGCGGGTTTACGCAATTAACGAGCTGATGCCCGTCATGGAGGCCATGAAGCACATCAATGACTGGCTTGGCGAAGAGGTGATCCGCTTTAACCCTTACGCACTGTTAGATACCCAGCCCACATCCTGACGCGCTTCGCTTGTCTGCTGCTTCGCCGGGGCATAAAAAATTTATGCCCCGGCTCTCCAGCTCCTGTATCAATCAGATAATTTCACGACGCTTTTCTGCTTATTGCCATCATCGGCGGTCAGACTCTTACGCAATCCCACCGCGTTGACTGCATGTTCTTCGCCGCCTCAGTGCGATTTTGACGGCCTTACCTTTCACCCCATCAAATCAGAATCCCTCACGTATTTTTCACGCTCAGCGTGAGAAATACAGCCATTCTGTTGTGTCTCTGCGACATCGTTCAGGGAATGCTATTTACCCCCTGAAACGCGGGCTGTTCCCCCGTCACCTGCGCGCAGAAAAAACGCGTTTTTTTGTGCACGCACGGATCCCTGACGGATCCAGCCGCCACGCGGGCCGGAAGGGCAAAAAGTCGTTCAAAAAAATTGTGCAAATTTGTGCACTATTGTGCATTGCGCACTTGTTATAAATAAACAAAAAAAGAGCCGCTATTGCGGCTCAATATAATCCAATATGGCAAGAGAAATTTGGATTCATTCGAAACTGGCAAGAATCTGTTCTCGAACAGAAGATTTCATCGTTAACCCACGATCTAGGAAAAATTGGAAATGCATTAAGGCTTGTTGTTTGTGTATAAGTCTCCTGCGCACAGCCTCTTGAAGTAGCCCTCCGTGGCGGGCGGCTTTTACACCGCGTTCCGCACACGTTTTATAAACCGCATTATCCGCCGAAAGACATGTTGCATCATGTATTCTCGCGTTAACAACGCAGCTTATGTCCGCATACTTCAATGCTCTCCTGCGATTTTTTATCTCAGCCATTTCAATAAAATGTTCAGGTTCGTAATCATTGGTGAAATTGTATGGAAGTTGCAGGCGTGTAAGCTGTTCCTGAACATCAAGATTGTATTTAGCTTTTAGTTCCTCGCAGACATAGGGGTCAATCCACACACCACCCGGGTAAATTTGCCAGATAATATCTAAGCATTTACCTTCGTAAAAATCAGACAGTACATTCGTATCGATAACACATCTGGGGCATTCAAACGGCATCCTCTCCGGCCTCCTGTTCGTCGTACCATTCATCCAGAAGATTGCTGAGAGCTTTTCTGTCTAATTCTAAAAGTTCAGATATGAAGGTTTCCGACGCGGAACCGGCTTCCCATGCTTTACGCGATAAGACGGTTAGGCGACCTTTATAATTTAGTGCTTCCCTAATGGGATTTGGCTCGTGTCTCTTCCAACCTTTACGATTGGCGGTTGCCCATAGGTATCTAGTGTTTTGTTGATTAATTAAATTACATTTACTAAGACGATCGATGATGCAAGTGGCTGATACTCTGAAAATGCTTTTTAGTCTAAGGACGGTTTCCTCATACGCCCATCCACCACCTTGCATGACGAATTGTTTTCGCAATGCGCTTTCTGGTACCAAAAAACAAGCAGCAAAGTGATTAGCAACTTTTTCTTCCGGTGAAATTGCTTTGCCATTAGTTTTATAGCTTTTAGCAGGGCCATGATACTCATCACGGTGGAAGATAAGATGAGCATATTCATGGCAAATACTGAAGATTTGACGTTCTATTGAAATGCTGTCGTGAACATTTACATAAATCGCGGTACCGTATTTGTTCGAAAACGCAGAAAATCCGAATACCATCCCTTTATCGGTTTCTTCGCGATTGAACGGGATTACTCGAATATCCGATGCTTCCAAAATGGCTACAATGTCACCAACGCAAGTAGCGTTTCCTATACCAAGACGGAAACGTTCTTCCATAGCCTTATCTTCGACTCTTCGCAAATCTTCTGCTTTGGCGGTAAAAATAGGCATTGAGTTAGGAAGATCTTCTGGCAAATTAGCATCAGCAGCTTCCTCAATTGCATTGATATTTTTTAACTTTTCAATCAACTCATTGCGAAGTTTGGCATCCAACAAATCCGGACTATCTGCTCGCATTGCAAAACGAAACTCGCCATCATCTTGCTCATAAAAATACCCGATAGGCTTATCGAAAATCTTGCAGAGCATGATGAGTTGGGTAACGCTTGGGACGCCTAACGCCTGCTCAAACTTACTGTAGGTTTGACGAACAACACCGATCGCATCTGCGACGGCGCTTGCACTCATTCCCGCGTCGTTTCTGGCCTGAACCAAGCGTTCTGCTATACGCTGTTGAATGTTCATACGTCACCTGAATTTAACAATGGTGGCTCTTATGGGTTTAGATTGGTTAATTATTACTAACATTATGAATGGAGAGTTGCAAAAATCATAGTTAAATTATGCAAATTTCATGGAGCGTGATGTGGTGTGGGTTCACACTCTCTGCTGATTACATCCAGGGCGGTTTCCGCCCTGGCTCTGCTTACTCAGGAAATAGCGCCCGGATATTTCCGGCCATCTGACTGGTTATCTGTGCGGTTGGTACTGGCTGTGACACGGGGCGTTCTGTCCTGGTTTGTGTCACGGATAACGCCTCATCGTCAGCCCATGCAGCCAGTCGGTAAGCCTCTGCCGGATTCATTTTCAGAAGTGCCAGCCCGGCCAGAAAAGCCACGCGTTGGCCGCTTTTGCGGGCTTCTGGTGTAAGGCTGTCCAGCCAGGCGCATGCTTCGCCTTCGTTCTTGACGGCGGCGGGCTTCAGATAGAAACTTATCCGTCTGGTTGGTGTCGTCATTGGTTTACTCCTTGTCCATTGCGTACAGCCCATTAACCAGAGCAAACTGTGGCACCCCGTCCGCGATGAAAGTCGCATTAACTCCGCAGGCTTCGCGGATAGCGGGTGCCACAATCTCCGCCCCGCCACCGACAACCATCACCCGCCCGTAACCCGAAAAATCCGCCAGCGCGCGGATCACGCGTTGTTTCAGTGTTTCTTCCTTTTCACGAATAACCGCCATCAGGCTGGCGTAATGCGCGTCATTGTGGATGTGCTGGCGCAGCCAGGCTTCATCATGGCGATGTTCGATAATGGTATTGGCGATGTGGTGACTGGTGCGCATACCGTTAGTGGCCATCACCGACAGTACGGCATCGGCCATCAGAGAAACGCCTACGTGTGGATCGCAAAACACCTGGCTGATACCTGCCAGTTGCCCCTGAACCTTTGCCACATCCAGCGTGGTTCCGCCCAAATCCACAATCAGCAGGGATTCAAACGGACTCATGTCAGCCAGTGCCTTAAAGCCAGCCGGAATGGATTCAGGCATAACCCGCACGTTACGGATAGTGAATGCCTCACCGTTCTGGTACTCCACCGGGCGCATGACGTTCGCTTTTTTGCGGTTGATGTTGGCCATGTCCGGCTGTGCGTTTGTGTCGAAATATTCGCTCAGTGGCAGGGTGACAACCACATCCACCTCCTGTGGCGTGATGCCTGATTTGACCAGCGCGTGATGAATGGCAATGACATTCACATCGCTGTACTGGTATTGCGTGTCGGTCGTCTGGACAAAGCGATCGCTGACCGGATCAAAACCATAGCGCACGCCATCAAGCATGTAGTTCGCGGGCTGCGTGCCACCGAACGGCGCAGACCATTCCGACTTGAAGCTGTTCGGGCTGATGGCGTTGCGGCGTTCGCCGTTCTCAGTCCATGCCAGCTTGATGTTGGTGGAGCCGTCATCGATACAAATTTTCATGTCGCTTTTCCTTATGTTGATTAATTAATCGTTTACGGGATTCTGAAATCCCGTTTTTGCCTGTTTTGTGCGCGCTTCATATATCGCTGCGCGTTTTTTGCTCATTTACGGGATTCGTGAGTCCCGTTTCTGTCTGTTTTTTGTTTCCGCTGGTCAGGCCACCCCGCAGCAGGTCTGCTTTGCGGCTGGCGCGTTCAGTGGTTTCACTGATTCTCTGTGCGTGCTCTGCGTCGCGGATGGCGCGCAGCATGTCAGAAAGCACGGTAACGGGTGTTTTCATGGTGTTCTGGTCCTGCTGAAGTGTGGATGCCAGGCGTGCGGCGGCTTCAGGGTCTGATGCCCCTAGTAGTTCCAGATAGCTGGCGACCGGGTTATGGCGGATTTCCATGCTGTTTACGCCATGATTACGGCTCAGGCGCTGCCAGAGCTGCGTGATTCGGCTGTCCGGGCGGGTATCCGGTTTGCGTACAATTTCAAATCCCTGCGGTGCAATGATGCTGCCGTCAACGTACAGACTGCCGCCCCGTAACAGGTGCTGCATCTGTTGTTCACCGATATGCAGGCCGAGAGATTCAGCAGACTCTCGCCATTCTTTAGCGAGTAATTCGTGGTTATCAGGCAAAGGCCGCTGCTGTTTGCGGCTCTGTGTCCAGCTCTGCATTTCATCACTGCTGTTTTTTGCCTGTTTGTCACGCAGCGAACGCATCAGCGCCCGGCGTTCGTGCCGTTTCAGTGAGCGCATCCATTCATTCACTTCAACGCCGTCAGGGAGCTGCGGCCACGGTGCTGGCCGTTCTTCCGGCTGTTCTGTCCCGTTGTTGTTCGTTTCCTGTACACGGGGACAGTTATTGCCACGAGTCCAAGGGGCGGCTGGGCCGCCCTGAAGGTCAAAACCATTTTCGCGGGCGCTGTCTTCCGCTTCCGGTTTACGTCTTACCAGCTTCCAGTTATCCGGATGCGTGCACACACGGGAGGATTCCCCGATGAGTGGTGACCAGATCCCGTAAATCTGTACGCTCTGTTCGCCGTAATCGTTCAGCTCATCTGCGAGGTCGTAGGCAGTGCGAATCAGGTAGTCTTTGCGTGGAACAAGTACGCCGCCCTGTTTTTCAATGTAGGTGGCAAAACACCCGGCATCGGCGGCAGCGAGTACCGCATCCATTGCGTCATCCTTCAGCCGTTGCGGGCCTTCCGGGTTGCGTGCCATCTGGCTGGCAAGGCGGCGCAGTTCACGCCACACCTGACGGGAGGGGATGCCAAAGAACTGGAACTGGCGGACCCGATGAAGGCGCGCCCAGCCGATGGCGCGCTCCACGCTCTCGGCCATTGATTTTCCGGTTTCGTGGTCAACGCGTGGTTTGCCCGTTTTCGGATCGATTCCATCCACGGCGCGGTTGTCCAGGTTTTTTCCGATGTAGGTGGCGATGTAGCTGGTTGGCGTGCCTTTGGAGCCGTCGACGTACTCCACCTTAAAGCGCGGAGTAATATCATTGCCCAGCTCGTGGCGGTCTTCCTGAATGGCAATATCGCGGGTGATGGCCACGATGCTGTCGATTTCTTCCGGATGAGCAAAGACCATCATATGCCAGTGCACGGTGCCGTCATGGTGAGGCTCCACCGTGCGGATGCCATACCAGCGCAGGCCGTCGCGGTTCAGTTTTTTGCGGACCGCCGCAAAAAAGGTGTTAACCAGGTAATCGCTGGAGTCGCGCATGGTGGCCCCGTTCCATTTGGGATTCGGATGACCGTTCTCTGTTGTGGCGTGGTATTTTGACGGGCAGGTGACAGTCAGAAACACCGCTTTGTCGCCACGGGCTTCGGCCAGAAGTTCCAGTCCCTTCATGGTGGCCATCATTTCTGCCTTACGGTGAACCGGGTTACTTACTCCCGCGTAATACACTGTCTCGAGATCAATCGTGAAGCCGTCTTCGTTTTCCAGTTCGAAGCTCTTCAGGAAGTCGCGGGTTTTCTCGCGCTGTGCGCGAAACTCGCTTAACGCGTCCTGGCTCAGATAGGGTGATGTTTTTCTGGAAACCAGACAGGCGGCGCGGAGTTGTTCTTCTCTCCACTCACAACGTAACAGCCACAGTTTGCGTTTCCACCAGTCCGCACAGGTCAGGCGAAGGATTGCGCCCGGCAGCAGTTCCGTATCCGGTTCGCTCTTGTTCAGGGCTTCGTAATGTGGCGGCATGATGTGCAGGCGTAATGCGATACGAGCCAGCATCCGGTAAGCCTTCAACATTACATCCATGGTCAGCTCGCCATCTCTGGCACCAAAGCCATCGCAGAGTGTTTCGAAGGTGCTGCTGAACATCGCCGCGGTCATGGTGGCCAGCGTCTGTATCTGGTGCTTGTTGAGCTGCGGCAGGTAAAGCAAATCGTCCAGGCGTTCGCGCCCGGCAAGGGAGCGATAACCCGGTGTCAGCCAGCGTCCGTCAGTGCGATCCAGACGTTCGAATATTTTGCGCAGGGTTCCGCGTGCATAGCGTTCCGCCTGCCAGCTCTTTTTGCCTTTCTGGCGATCGGCTTCCTGTTTTTTGCGCAGGAAAGAGAGGTGGCGGCTCAGTGGTTCACGCAGATAAACAGGTAGTGCCTTTAGTGTGGCAAAGGCACGGGCTACCGGGTCTTGTTCTGTTGCCCGGCGCTTACTGATGATGCTCTGTGCCAGCTTTTCACGCTGTCCGGCTTCCTCAAGGGATGCCATGAGTTTTTTACCCATGGAGGATTGTGCGAAAAAGGCTTCTTCCTTCGCTTCCTGTTCTTCCTGTGCCCTTTTGTCCGCCTCAAGGTAGTAACGGATGGCGCGTTGCAGGTCGGTTTCAGTTTCCTGCCTGCGCTCCGTAAATCTGGCCGGATCAATGGCTGGCCGTGGTTCATTCCAGCTCCATGCAAACTCACTCATGGCTGGTATCCCGTCACGCGCTGCCACTCCTGCGAGAAGATGGCGGAAAGGCGGTTAAATTCAGCGGTGTATTCACTCAGCGAGGCACACCCGCCAGCAGTGCGATGCGCCAGCATTGCCGCAAATACGGAGGCCGGGGAGTCGTAATACGCCAGCAGTGATTCGCCGTGTGGTGTCAGGCAGTGCAACGCCAGCCCGTGTGGTGTGAAATCCACGCGGTAGCAGTCGTCTACTGTGAAATAAAGGGTGTCCGCATTCTCCGGTTTTGTGGTGCGTGCTCTGTTGTCACGACCACGGATGTAGAGATCAAATAATCCCTGAAGAATGGGAGCCAGACGGGTGTCCTGTGTGCGCACCCATCTTGTGAAGTCATGAGCGTCAATCATGCTGCAATTCTCTCTACTAAGGATGTGCGAAGGCTTCCTGCCAAAAAACTCAGAAGCGGTCGGTTACAGAAATTGGCGTTCTACGAGTAGTTATTGCTGGCTTGAGGTTCATTTCTGTTTAATTCCGTGCATGCTGTAGAAGAAATCAAAAGTGTTAATCCATGCTCATCGCGGTATGGGTAGAACGCCGCCAAACGCTCAAAATCCGCTTGCTCGTATGTGTTCAAGAGCTTTGTCATGATGTGATAACCTGTTCAGTCTGTGGTTATTTGTTGCTAAAAGTCGTCTCTAGGCGACTTTTAGGGTTAATTTAGTCGTCTGGAGACCACCATGTCAAGTGGGTACGAAAAAAAACTGAAAGAGATACGGAAAAGTGAAGGGTTAACTCAAGCTGAGTTTGCAGATGTTACTGGGATAAATCTCGGAACTATAAAGAATTATGAGAGCGGTAAAAGAGAGGTTGGTTTAAGCGTTGTTGATCGCGTAATTAATTCTAAGGATTTCGAAAAATACACTATATGGCTTATGACGGGAAAAACAAATGAGGCTGCTGGGCAGATCAGTCCCTCTCTCTCCCCTGATGGGCCAGAAAACACATCGTCTTCTCAAAAATCCCGCAAGACTGGTACACAGCCCGGCTAATCATGGAACGCTGGGGGCATGGTGGTCTTGTAACGCTGGGGTTTCACGAATGAGCATAAAATCAATTCCGGGAGGGTATCTTCTTGACATGCGCCCTGAGGGGCGTAAAGGCAAACGCATTCGCAAAAAATTTAAAACGAAATCGGATGCAGTTTTATATGAGCGGTGGGTGCTGGCGCAACAGCATAACAATGAGTGGAAAGGAAACTCCATTGATCGCCGTCCGCTGTCGGTGCTTATTGACTTGTGGTGGAAATACCACGGCCAGCTAATGAAGTCAGGGCATAACACGCGCCTTAAATTGCTGCGCTTGAGTGAGGCAATGGATGACCCGTGTGTGCATAAACTTAATACAACGATGCTCACCGAGCTACGTGTGTCCAGGATAGAGCAGGGGATACAGCCCAGCACCATTAATCGAGAGATTGGGGCGTTAAGCGCGATGTTTACCGCACTCATCTCATCCGGCCATTTTCTTAACGATAACCCCGTTCAAGGCCTTAAAGGAATGAAGGTTAACGAGCGCGAAATGGGATATCTGAGTAAGTCTGAATGTGTTCAGTTGCTGGATGCACTGGCTGAAAATCCCGATGAACGGCTGGCTGTCGAAATCCTTCTGTCGACCGGGGCGCGATGGGGCGAGGTAGCGGCACTGGAGCAGCGCCGTGTTCTTCATTGTCGAATCACTTTTTCAAAAACGAAGAACAGCAAAAACCGTACCGTTCCTATTTCTGAAAGCCTGTTTGAAAAGATCAAAAAACGGGGCGGGAAACTGGTGTTTCCGACGCTGGATTATCCATTGGTTCGCGATGTCATCAAAACGGTCGCACCTGATGTTCCTGACGGCCAGGCTGTTCATGCGCTGCGCCACACCTTCGCCAGTCATTTCATGATGAACGGCGGCAATATTCTGACGCTCCAGAAAATTCTGGGGCACGCAAAGATTCAGACAACGATGATTTATGCCCATCTTGCGCCGGATTACCTGCAGGATGCGGTGAGGTTTAATCCACTAGGAGGTGCTTAAGAGTGAAGTTTCATTTAGATGAACTTAAAAGAATGGCAACGCTCGATAATTTTGCGCGTTTTCTCAATGAGTCGTCTACGAATGAAAAATGTTTGTCGTGTGGCGATACGGATATGTACATGTATTTGACGAATATTGTTGAGGTGGGGCCTGAGCCGAAAACTGCTGAGGAGTGTGATTTAGGCACTTTTGTTATGCTTGATTACATCGGTCCATTTACTGGGTATCCGGGATATGAGGGACATGATCGGGAAAATATCCATAACTATGAATTCCGACTTACCTGTAACAGATGTGGGTTTGTTCATCGTTACTCGGCCCGGGCCTTTATGAACTGGGTAGGCAAGCAGGGCGATGACAAATGATGCCGGACAGTGCTTCTATTTTACCGTTCAGAAAAAAGAAAGAGAATGCCTATAATGTATCCAACAACCAAGTAACAGGAAGTGGTAATGATGGAGGTGATGGCATGAATGACGACCTTGAACGGCGGGTCAGTTGCCTGGAAAGTGATGTGACTGAAATCAAAAACAACCTGATTACTCTCACCACAAGAAGCGAATCCTTTGCTACCAAATCTGATGTACTGGAGATTCGCGAAGGGTTGAGGCTTGAGATGGCAGAATCGCGCCAATCCCTGAAGTCTGAGATGGCTGATTTACGCCAGTCTCTGAAAGTTGAGATGGCTGAGCATCGTACTGAACTTCAGAAATCATTTGCAAATCAGACTTGGTTACTCACAGGTATTGTCCTGTCTGCGATGGCCGTGCTTGTGGCTGTGGTTACTGTTATTAAGTAA